AACATTGAGCCCTACAGATTTCTCACTGGTCGCGCCACAGTGGGCAACAGTCAGCCCGGGATCCTTGGTTTGGACTGGAGTAAATGCTACTCTTATATGGCAGAATGCTTTTGGAGGTTTAACTTAATGGCAACTACGACCCCTAATTTTGGATGGCCGGTACCTACGTCTACCGACCTCGTAAAGGATGGCGCTACCGCTATCGAGGCTCTAGGTGACTCTATCGATGCCTCACTGCTCGATCTCAAAGGTGGCACAAGCGGACAGGTACTTAGTAAAAACTCTAATACAGATATGGATTTTGTTTGGGTTACTGATGCTGCAGGAGATATAACTGGAGTTACAGCCGGTACAGGTATTAGCGGCGGCGGTACAAGCGGCACTGTAACAGTTACTAACTCAATGGCTACCGCGATTGATGCTAAAGGCGATTTGATAGCCGGTACTGCTGCCGATACTTTTGCTCGCCTTGCAGTCGGTACAAATAATTATGTATTAACGGCTGACTCAGCTGAGGCCACCGGTATTAAATGGGCTGCTCCTGCAGGCGGCGGTAAAGTGTTGCAAGTAGTTACGGCAACAACATCAACCGACACTGGCATTTCAACGACAACATTCACTGACAGCGGACTTTCAGTTTCTATCACACCGACACTCGCCACTTCTAAAATTTTAATATTAATTAGCCAGCAAATGTATATAAACCGAGCTGCTGCAACAATTTATGCAAAGGGCAGAATTATGCGTGGCGGAACTTCCGTTTTATCAAACGATTATATTGGTGGTTTTGGTGTGCCAAACGCAACTGGCACAATAGAACATTTTTCTACCTGGTCGCCCGTTTATTTGGACTCACCGGCGACAACTTCCGCTACAACATATAAAACTCAACTTGCTTTAATTGCGGCTGGGTCTCTTGCAGCTCAAGCATTTGGAATAGCCACTTCAACGATTACTGTATTAGAAATTGGGGCGTAAAAATGAGACTATATTTAGCGGATGCAATTAAGTCATTAAGACCGGGTTCAGAATTTTCATATATTAACAATGATTACTCGACCGTAAATTGGATTATTTTAGAAGGCTTAGCACCGACACAGGCGCAAATAAATGCAGAAATTGAAAGAATTAAAATTTCTGAAACATCTGATGAAGCAAATAGAGTAGCGGCTAAAGCGGCGTTACTGAAACGCTTAGGCATCACAGCCGATGAAGCAGCGCTACTGCTTTCCTAATGTTAAAGAGTTATAACGGCTATCTTGCCTCTAAAGATCCTGACGAGATCAAAATTAAGTCATATCCCGTAAAAGGTACAGATCGTAAACTTAGATGCGCTGAAAGTGTGGGGCCACTATTGGCGGCTTTTGCCGCTGAGTTTCACGAGCTAATAGAGCCGATAGACGAGGGTACATACGATGATTGGGCATACGCTTTTAGGATGGTTAGAGGGACCACAGATAAATTATCCTGCCACTCATCCGGTACGGCGATCGATCTAAACGCTACTAAACACCCTTTAGGCAAGGTGGGAACTTTTCCGGCTGAAAAAGTACCGATGATCCGAGCCCTATCTAAAAAGTACGGGCTAAAGTGGGGTGGTGATTTTAAGTCGAGAGCCGATGAAATGCACTGGGAAGTAGAAGTGACACCTGCCAAGGCTAAAGCCTTAATTGAGAGTTTAGGTTTATAATTATCTAAATCCTTAAGGGCACTAGGGAGTAACACAATGAAAGAACAATTAATCTCTGCCGGTAAGTCATACGCTAGAGCAGCTTTAGCTAGTGCAGCGGCGCTTTATATGTCCGGTATTACAGATCCTAAAGTACTAGCTAATGCGTTTATCGCAGGCTTAGTAGGTCCTCTACTTAAAGCTCTGCAGCCAAGCGAAAAGCAGTACGGCCTAGGCTCTAAGTAATGAGAGCCCTGATAGGGGCAATACTGGGGAGTTTGCTCTTATCAGGGTGCGGTTACGATGGATGGGTAAGGTATGAGTGCCAAGAGTACGAGAACTGGGAAAAGCCTCAATGCGTTAAGCCGCAGTGTGAGGTTACGGGGACCTGCACTGAGGATCTTATTAAACGAAATGGATAGGAATAAGAGACGGCTTAGTCCTGAGGACATACACGCTCGTTTAATTTTTCTTATAGGTGCCGTACTTGCCTTAACCTTTTTTGTAATAACAGCTGGAGCCGTTTATGCCCTTGTATTTGTAACTCAGCCGGTAGGGGCTCAAGCTCCTAACGATCGAGATTTTATACAGCTCTTACAGACTCTCGCCATATTCTTAACCGGTGCGCTAGGTGGCGTACTCGCTGGTAACGGCCTTAAATCTAAAGCTAAGGATCCTATAAAAACCGACACGCCTACTTAAATACTTGCCATATGTCAGATCGTGGGCTCATACTGATACTACACACGCCGAGAGGGCTACTCGGGTAGTAGCCTAATCGGCCTTAACAAAGGGCGATATATGAACAGTGCAGATTTTCTAATAGTTTTTGGCGTTACTTTTATAATGGCAGCGTTTATTAGAGCTGCTTATACTCTTGGATACCGACAAGGCCACGGCGAGGGTTTTTTACGAGGCCGAGCGATAGCTCAAGCTCTCAGAGATAAAGGCTTGGTCCGATAATGGGATTTATGGATAATTACGAGGACGTAAATAGCAGGATTAAACGCTTTAGGCTTGAGTTTCCAACCGGGCGATTAGTCGCTTACATAGAGGATATAAACCTCGATAAAGGTACGATCTTAGTAAAGGCTGAGGCTTACCGAGAGTATGAGGATATGGTGCCTAGCGCTGTAGATTATGCTTTTGGCAACGTAGCGACACTGCCGCAAAATATGAAAAAATGGTTTATAGAGGACTGTATAACGAGCGCTTACGGTAGAGTTATCGGCCTCTTAACACCTAGCGATCACGCTCGCAGTACAGCTCAAGATATGCAAAAGGTCGAGGCCTCATACGCCGAGCCTGATCCTTGGAGTGTTAAAGCTGCTCAAGAGGGTATACCTACTATGGCTACTGCTATTGCAGCTATACAGGAGGGCCTAGGAGGCGAGTTACCGGCTGAGCCTCCTCGATGCCCTCACGGCACAATGGTATGGGCCGAGGGCACGAGCTCTAAAACAGGTAAAGCTTGGGCCGCGTATCGATGCACCGAAAAAAATAAAGAGCGGCAGTGTTCGCCTCAGTGGCACGTATTAGCTAGCGATGGTAAATGGAAACCTCAAGTATGAACGAGCAGTCACTCTTTGACTATATAAAGAGTACTTACTTGGAGGATCTACAAAAGTCGGAGCACGAGTACGACTACATAGATGCGACAAGTACCAATTACCGGCTAACTATTGAGCTTAAATGCCGTACTAATCATTATGACGAGCTAATACTCGAAAAGGATAAATACGAGAGCTTACTGGATAGAGCTCAGGATCTCGGGTTTACGCCGTTTTATATTAACTCAACGCCTAAAGGCATATACGCGTTTAACCTACGCAAAATTACGGTTACCTGGACTACGAAGCGCTTACCCTCGAGCACCTTTTACGAGGGGCAGGAGATCGATAAAAAGGTAGCGTTTTTACATATAGATAAGGCGGTGGTGTTGTAATGGGAGATTTAGAGATTATAAAGGATGGTTTTGCTACGACCATAAAACAAAGCGGCGAGGTTATTACTAGCGTAGCGGTGCAGTGTGACGGCTGCTTTAGATGGAGTAACGGCTTAGGTGGACTAGATATAAAGGATATAGGCCGAGAGGTCGTACTATGGTTATGCGCTGAGTGCCGGGGATGATTACATATAAATACGAGTGCAGACCGTGTAAAAAGGTTACGGATCAGATCGAGCGCATTATCACCGATAACCTGCCGCCATACGTTAAAACCCTGCAGTGTACTAAGTGTGGGGTAATAGGTGTATGTATGGTCGAGGAGCCTAAAGATGCCGAGATATGAGTATGAGTGTATTAGCTGCAATATCCGGTATGAGTCGATCCAACCTATAGGCGAAAACGTAGCGCCGATATGTTGCGGCCATATTATGAGGCAGGTTTACTCAGTACCAGGCGTGAGCTTTAAGGGTACCGGATGGGGCAGTGATAAATGATAACGGTATTAATGGGAGCCCCGGGCGCTGGTAAATCTACGTGGGTACATAAGAATAAAAACCCACTCGATTACATATATAACACTGAGGCGGTACGTACTAACCCGGGTATCGATGTAGCCGCCTTTATGCGTTATGAACGTATTAAAGCTATTGAGGCAGCTAAGTTAGGGCTCGATATTATATGCGACGGTACTCATACTTTTACCGGACATAGGATTGTATGGCTAACAGTCGCTCGAACCTTAAACCTAAATACTAAGCTAGTCATATTCGATACGCCTTTACTATGCTTATTACAAGCACAAAAAGAGCGCGTATATCCAGCCCCTCATAAGGTAGTAATCGATCATTATCGTCGCTTTGAGATAGCTAAACACTTAGTCAGTAATGAAGCTTGGGATGAAATTGAGCTTGTAGTTAGGGGTAAAGATGGGTAATAGTTATCCACAGGAGTTATCCACAAGGTGTATAAAGGTGTGGAGGACACGCAGGCCATACGCTAAAGTTATCCACATACTCACGGGTAACTTGACTCATAGGCTACGCTCCATACTCGCAGGCGAGCCGCTGAGGCGGATAGCTCGCAGGCGTGGTTTGGTGCTTGTGGCCGGGCTATTGCTATTTACCAATATGCCTACAGCTAAGGCTTTAAGTACTGCAAGAGATATTAATAACTACAAACTTTACGCGCATATAAAGCTCTTAGACTCAAAAGAGTATCGATGTTTGGAGCTGCTTTGGTATTACGAAAGTAAATGGAACCCTCGAGCAGATAACCCTAAGAGCTCAGCGTATGGAATACCCCAGCTATTAAAGCTTAAAGAAAAAGATCCATATAAGCAGATAGATTTAGGGCTCAAATATATAAAACATAGGCACTCTACTCCTTGTCGAGCTTTAGCCTTTCATAAAAAGACTGGGCACTACTAGATGGTACAAGGTAGACAAGATCCTAGAGTAAGCAGGGCATATAAAAAGCAGAGGCTTAT